TGATTACGTTACGATCTAACTTTGAAAAGTCTATTTGATTTATTTGTGGATCGTTTCCTAATACTAGTACTCTTAACTCTTCAGCCATTCTCTAGCGTTTATTGCCTTATCGTCAATAAAGACGTCATATGCAGGTTTACCGAATCGTAATTCGTGATGCTTTACCCCATAGTGAAGAAGCTGTGACTTTGTGAGTTCCGACCAATCCTTGCCTGTAACGGTTCCTCGAGCAGTCCATAGGATTATTGTGTGACCCTCGTCATAGAGAGAGTTTACCTTAGCTATCGCTTCAGGTATCCCAACGGCAGAGGCATAATCCTGTTTATTGATTAGCTCAAGTATGGTGTCGTCAATGTCAATGAAGTATCTCATCCATGTTTATTTTTTTTTCCTCTTTGTATGCTTCCCAAGCTGACTCATTCATCATGTCAGGGAAGAGCTCTCCGTCGTTACAGGACTCCTTAACGTATAGCTTGCCTGGAACAGAACAGCCACAGTGTTTGCAGTAACCTACTTCCATGCATTCATCGCGACAGACCCAGCTTCGATATATCACCTGCTCTTTTTCATGATGAGGCAGAAGATCGATGTAATCGCCGAACATCTTTGCGTTTCCTTCTATGAATTGAAGAACCTTCTTAATCGTTATCTTCTTGGACATTTGATTCTTATTATTTTCCTCTAAGCGTTTTTCTTTTTTCCATTTCAGAAGGTAAAACCTTCCTAGCCTCATAGCCTCCACGAGAGGACTCGATATCCCTTATGCTCTTTACCAATTTAATGAGACCTTGAGGTTCAACTGAGGCCATCTGGTCGCTACCCCAAAGAGTTCGGTCTAGTGTTATGTGTCTTTCTATCCAAGTAGCTCCTATTACTGACGCCGCGATCGTTGTAGTAAGGCCAAATTCATGACCAGAGTAACCTATCTCAAAAGGTCGGTCAAACTCGCTAGCTATGTGTTTAAGGTAAGTCAAATAATCTAGCTTTAATTCGTGAGTTGGTGCAGGATAGGTGGAATTGGTATGAAACACGACTCCAGGTTGAGCCGTCATTATTGCAATATCAATCTCAGCTTGATTACTCATTCCTGTTGAGATCACAACTTCATCACAGCATTCGTTTGCATAAGTAAGAAGATCAAGGTCAGTTATTAGGGCAGATGGAATCTTTACCATAACTCCATGTTTTCCGTTAGGTAGCCTACTGTGATACCTTCTCATGAAATCGACTGACTCTTTGTCCCAGACTGATGCGAACCATGAGATTCCCTTTTCTCTACAATAATCGTCTACTTCATCGTATTCCCTTTCCCAAAGCTCTATGTCCTTTTTATATTGAAGATAAGTCGTTTCTTCTTTTCTCCAAGGAACAGACTTGGGTTTGTTCTTTTCTTTCTCAGGCACACACGTGTCTGGGTTTCTTTTTTGAAACTTAACGTAATCACATCCAGCAATCACAGCAACGTCAATGAGTCTTTTAATGTTATTCATGAAAAGAAGAGAGTCCTTACCGTAAGCATAGTTAAGACCTATTTCAGCAATGATTTGTGTTTTCATTTTCTTTTTTTCCAATTTATCCAAGGAGACCATGAGGTTCCTTGTTTGTAATTTCTAGCTAAGCCATTTTTAGTCAACCACAAACGACCTATGTCTTTTGATAGTTCCTTAGAAGAGTCATAGTCGACTGATCTGTTCTCAAAAAGAGCAGTAGACTTGTTTCTAAACTTAATTTTCATTTGGTATTCAGGATTGCTACTTAAATCGAAGCCGACTAAGTATTTTTGCCAGTATCTAGTAGATATTAGAGATGGAACAAAACTAGGTTCGCCACGCTCTCTTGAGGTAACCGGTGTTCGTTTCTTATTAAGGATACACTGAAGATTAGAATTTCCTAATTTTGAAATCATTCGGTGTATGTCAACTTCTCGAGTCAAGTGCCAATCGTCTTCTAAATGAAAGAACATGTCCCCTTTTACTTGAGAAAAACACCAGAAAGCAGCGGCTGAGAAGTTAGAAGTAGTTGGATAGTTTACTATAACTTCTCCGAAGTATCGCTTAGCAACTTCCTCAACTTTATCAATGTCAGTGGAGTCTGGGGAAGGGTCAACGTTTAAATAGAGCCTACTCTTTTCAAAATCTACTCCTTTAAGATTTTTTGAATATGAAGAATATGTTGAATTTAAAACAGACGGTCTATTACAAGCAGTTGTTGTGAATTCTAAGACAATTTTAGACATGATTCATCGATTATTTCCAATTTTCATAAGGTATTTCAAATATGTTATCACAAGACTTAAGCCTTATTTTGCCTAGTGCTGGAAATATGATCTTATTGAAATCTAATTCAGGTCTAGTGTGACTTACTTTTTTTATGTTTTCAAGTAAGGTTTTCATGTCGGTCCTCTTAAATATTGCACGAGTAGTTGCCTCATATTTAGTCTTTAAGTCCTTTCTTACTGACTCCATATGGTGCATGGTTATAGACTCTGTATCAAATTCGTGTGTAGTTTCTACCTTTGATGCTATTCCCCTAGTAGGATCACATTTTACAAAGAATCGACTTGTCATCATAGACGAATTGCTTATCTTACAGATAAAAGGGACTCTAGATGGGTCGTAGCCTCTGTGTAGAGTAGGAATATTTACGTAATTTATGAATCGTACTGCAGTAAGACCATAATCGTTCTCTTCGATCTTATTCTTAGCTCTTGCAAACTCGTCTTCTATGTAAAATTCATCAACATCCATACACAAATAGTGAGTACATCCTTTCTTTAGGGCGCTCTTTAAACCAAGCTCTCTCTTGGACTTTTCATAGACTTTAGATTTAGCTATTGAGTTTGCTAAGGTGTCCTTTAAAGGCGTGAAGTCAGAAAACTTAGTAAGTTCGTCGACTAGGCCCTTTAATTTTAAGGAGTTCAAAGTAATTAGGTCTTCGTTCTTGATCTGGTGACCAAACCATGAGGTAGACTGATAGATTACTTGCACATAGTCTACGTGCTTTCTTATCTGTTTGATTGAATGTTCTAGGAGCTCTACTCCATCAAACACTATGTACGATACTCCAAGTTTCATTAGTCTATGATGTTGGTTTTGTCAGGTCTGATTTCATTTCTTTCTAGTATAGTTGCCTCCAAGACCTTGGATGGAGTATCATACTTTTTCATGTATTTGAGAAGAGCGTTTGTGTCCTTTGGAAAACACGAACCTCCATAACTTAAGAGCCCATCCGGTCCTGGGACCTGGGTGTGCATTGGGTTTACCCAACCGTTTTCTAACATCAGTGACTTTACGGTAGCATAGTCACAACCTGACTTTTCACAAAGCAAGTAGAGCTCATTAAAGAACTGAACCTTTACTGAGTAGAAAGAATTTGCAAATATCTTCATGCTTTCAGATTCTGTAGAGTTACAGATAGAGATCTTAGCATTTGGATAAAATTTTGAGTAAAATTTGATTGCGTCCTTAAGTTGAGTATTTCCACAAGTCGAAGTGGCGCCTAGGACCACATGCTTCTGATTATTAAAATCGGCTAAGGCAGTACGTTCAGTTAAGAACTCAGGATTGTGAAGTAACGAAAGGTTTTCAAACTTATTTGAGAAGTTAACAGTCGTCTCAGGCTCTACTGTGCTTTTGATCACAACTAGACCAGAAAAATCATTCTCTGATAAGTACAATAGGGTCTCTTCGATCGCTGATTTGTCGTATTCTGCCTTGCTCTCTTGGTATGGAGTGGGTAAGGCTAAGAAGATTATTTCTGAGGCTAGACAAGCGTCTAGAGAACCTATTTTTTTGTATTTGTCATAACCGGTTAGGTCGGTCACCCCGTTTTGTTTAAAGCTCTCAAACATCGCTGACCCGACAAAGCCGAGTCCAATTACTGAAATTTTCATAATATTCTTTTGTTATTTTTAAATATTGTGAATTCGGTAAGATCACGATAACCGTTGACTTCCTCTAAATCACTATTATGCTCTGGATAGTTTTGCATTAAAGCTAATCCATGGGCAGCTTCTTGTGGAGTCATGTACATATTCCAACCAATACTTGTAACATCGTCTTCTTTATAGAACTTTTCGCTTCTACCTTCATACCTTGCCTTTTTAAACCACGCAACTGCGTCTGGATCATCAGTTAATATTGCTCCGCCTTTTCCTATTCCAAGCTTCTTCTTTATGTGAAATGAAAGACACATAAAACTATCTGGAACGTACATATTTGAAGTAAATCTCTTCGCTGCATCATATATCGGATAGGGAGAAAGTCGATATGCACCAGTCCACTGATTAGCTTGAACACTACAGTCAAATACGACTTCACCACCGGCTTGTAGTATGCTCATAGGAACGGAAAGATATGTGTGTGATGGGATAGTTACCTCTTTTACCTTTAGGTAAGTGCAGCACAAGAATAGAGCGCTTGTACAGCTATCAACTGCTACTGCATACTTAGAACCAGTATACTCAGCAAGTTCCTCTTCGAACATTTGAACTATCTTATAAGGATTGTGTAATTTAATCGGCATAACTTTTATTATTTTTTTCTTTCACCTATTTTTTTAGCTGGGCTGCCTACATAAATGCCCCAAGGATCTAGATCTTTGTTAACGAAGCTATTTGCACCTATTACTGCGCCTTCACCTATTTTAACTGGCATTATTACACTCTTTGCACCGATGTATACATCATCACCTACTTCCAAAACACCACCTAAAGTATCAGTTGAACCTTCAGATAACCCATCAACCATTTTTAGACCCTCCGCGTGAGAATACGTAGCAGATAAAAATACTGTTCCTGGGCCAGTAGATACTCTATCTCCGATTATAGTGCGGCCTCCTCCCCAAAAGGTAGTATGAGGCTGAACATCAGTATTTTTACCGATTTTAACACCAGTGCCGCCTAAGATAAACACAAAGTCTCCAATTCTACAGTCATCTGCTAATTCAACAAGATGAGGAGATACTATTTTTGCCATAGGATAAATTTTAACATTTGTGCCACATGATGCTAATTTATCCTTTACATTTTCGCCCATGAATTCAATTCCATCTAATTCATATCCTTTTTCCATATTCATCAAACATTTTTTTTCTTTTTTCTATTAAGAAACTGAATTTATTAGATTCTTTTTCTTTTTTGTAGTCAATTAGCATACTTTTAAAGTTATACTTTGGAGCCCAATTTAGTTCTAATTTTGCTTTACTGTTGTCATACACAAAGCAGTCTATAAAATTTGTTTTTTCGGGAAAGAATAATAACTCAACGTTATTCGTCTGGTTAAACACCTCAATGATAGTCTTAATTTCTTCTAAGAGAGTTAGAGAATAACTTGAAGATATATTATAGAGCCCATTTGCAGAATCTGAAGTAATTGCACAAATAAATGCTGAAACAACGTCCTTAACATATATGATATCTCTTCCTATGTTTGGATTTCCCCAAACCTCTATTGCTTTTCCTAAAATTGCACGATCTATAAAGGTTTGAAAACCAGTCCGTATCGGTGTTCCTCCTTTGAATATATCTAAGTGAGGACCGTATCCATAAACAGGAGGGAGCCTAAAAACTATTGAGTTAATATTATAGCTTTCACTGTAATGTTTTACACATTCGTGAGCGCAACTTTCAGCTATACTAAACATCGAGTATTCACCTAAGTATTCTTGTGAGATGCCATCTGACTCTCTTACTTTGCTCATCTTTCCCCAATGTCCAGACGTGTTCCTATGTGACATTGCATAAATTATCTTAGGAATATTTCGGTCTTTACAAAATTCTAAAACGTTAAGAGTACCGACTGCATTGATCTCAAGGTAATCCTTAGGTGAATGTTTCATTGGGTTATAATTGGAAGGCTGGAGAGCAGCTAGTTGTATAACTGTTGTACAATTTGTACTATCAATTTCATTAAACTTGTCAGAATCTCGTAAATCTAGTCGCAAACAATCTATTTTTTTATTTGAGTAATATTCAAATAGCGAATCGTCTGAATCTATTGCCAATACGTGATAGTTTTTGTCTAATAATGAGTCAATCAAATATGTTCCTATAAAACCTGAAGCCCCAAAAATAATTATTTTATCTTTTTTCATGGCGTTGTATATTTTAAATAATTTTTAGAATTTGGACCAACATTAAATATTAAATCTAATATGCTGACATTTCCGATAAATGTGCCGAATCTTTGCGGATATTCTAAGTAACCTGAATAATCTATCCAGTTAACATTTATATTATTTAAGTTAAAAGCGGCGGTATCTAAATAACAAGAAGCAGATGGACCAGATATGTAGGTGGTTGCACTTAATTTTATGCAAGCATCAATTAACTTTGAATTACGATCGCCGCTTAAACACAAGTCAGATGAATCTATTATTTTAGTATCTATCATTAAAATCTCACATATTTTTTTTATCATATTGACATTCAGGTTAGATAAAGAAGTAAAATTTTCGTATATTTTAAATATTTCATCTTTATATGTTTGAAAAAATGGAGACTTAGAATAATTTAATGTTAGTGCAGTTATGTGCTTTCTTTCCCAACCAGTCGACATAGTTAAAGTCTCATTTATTTTTTGATGTATAGATTCTCTTCTTACTGGAACAGTGAGCCACGATAGACCAGTTGCTGTTTTAATTAAGTTGCGATTTCGCCAGTCATTTTTAGTATATTGGACTTCATCATAGATAACAAATACGTCAGCACTTGCAATTAGATCAAAATATCCTCTCCATGGAATATAATTAGACTGACAGATAGCAACGTTATTCATATCTTTAATTATTTTTCCAAAATTCTAAATCTAGCCATTCAGGTCCAATGAATGAATTACGCGTATTTAGTGAAACGTCTTCTCTTACTTTACCTATAAACTGTGATTCTATTTTAATTAAATCTATTAAATCATTAGTGTTAGAATATTCAATAAAGTTTCCAAGATTACTATGTCCTTTACCTATTGTGGTGCGGCCCATCATGCCTAATTCAAACATACTTGTACAGCCTCCACTGGGATTAGGTTTAATGTATACAAAGCACCTTTCATAAAAATTACTAATCAATAATTCATGAGGCTGGTTATTCGTATAAAGTATTGAACTAGATCCAAATGTTTTAGATAAGATCGTAGCAATCTCATTCCATCCATAATAGTCATCTTTACCTCCGTTTATTCCGCGATAAACATATATTTTATCACCTAACGGAGACGGTTTATAACTTGAATAATCTTTAACTGCTAAATGTAATTGTTTGTGCTTAATTTTATTGTCATATAGGTATTTTGAAAAATGACCGGGATACGCAAGGGTAAATGACTTACCCGAATCAACTAATGATTTAACTAGCTTAATAGATTTAACACGAGTTAAATCAGAACCGCCAAAAATAATAATTGAAGTAGCTTGATGTTCAGTTAAAATACGACGGTCTAGATCAGTGTATATTCCTAAAAATATGGATGGAAGATTTGGGTTAAAATACTTATTTAAGTTCCAATAATTCCTAAAATCGTCGCCGAAATTACTTTCTAAGCCTTCTGAAATATAGACTTGATTAATTTTCATAAATCATTGATTTTATTTTTTTATATTTAGTAGCAGTTTGATTAACTTTATCCATTTTTTTACTTAGTTTAGAAAATGAAGTGATATTAGTTTCACTTTTAATATCGCAGCAGATCCCAATGTCTTTAGAATAGAAAGTTATTTTTTTGATATTTGACAAATTGTTAATTTTAGTATTCATACTAGAATCAAGGCCTTTATTTTTATTATTGTGCCATAAATTATAGTTTAATTTTTTAACAAGCTGTTTAGATAAACATCGACCTAATCCAATAGTTTCGCCTTTTCGAATAGGCTCAGAATAACCTGACCAATAATATAAGTTATCAGTAAGAATATTGTAAACATATAGATCTAATATTCCGATAAAGTCATAGCCAGCTATCATATATTCATAATATTTAATCAATATTGATTCATCTAATATATCATCTGAGCCAATTATTATGATATAATCAAAGTCTATAGAGCTACATAGAGAACTACCATAATTCCATTTATTTGATACTGGTAAATTGTCATGATTATGATAAATGAAGGAGCTATGATCTTTAAATATGTCATAATTACTATTATCACTATCGATTACGATATTAACAAATTCAAATAAATCTTTGGTCTTATTTTGTATATCTAGTAGATTATCTCTAAAAATTTTAGTAATATTAGGTCTATTAAAAGTACAAGTTAAAAATATTAGTTTAGGCTTCATATATGTCAAATTATTTGATAGTTAGAAAGAACACTGTAGTTTTATTTTGGCGTTGGTTCTAGATCGGACTATTGCTTGTATTTTTTTTCGGTATTCTCCACCAAATCCATACTTGCTTCGACTGGAAGTCAGACTGTTTTCATGAACCCTACGTAAAAAGGTGGTAGACTTAGAATTGATCAAGTCTAAACCTGCTATCTTGAATCTGACTTTAAGGTCGCTGTCCGCTCCGCATCTCCACTTTTCAAAGCCGTTCACCGACAAAAAGTCAAGTCGGTTGAATGTGATCACCCCGTCTGGATTGTATTCTCTAGTGATTTCTTCCTTGTTTGGATGATTAAAATTGGCGCCTCTTGCAAAAACGCAAGACTTGTTTTTTAAGAGACTTATATTGTGTTCAACAAAAGTTTTATCCATTATGTCGTCTGCGCCAAAAACTGAGACTGCTTCAAAGTTACACACTGATACTAGGGTGTTGAAGACTAAATATGGGCCTGAATTAACTGGAAACCACAACACTTTTAAGTTCTTGATAGTTTCTTTAAGCCTGATCATCTCGTTTAATGTGGACAAACAGCCATCTACTCCAACTAATATCTCATAGTCTTTAAAATCTTTAAAATAGGTCTGAGCTGCGATTGAGGTCACACACTCCTCAATATAAGACTCAGCTGAATGAGCTGAGATTATTACGCTGACTCCTATTTTATTTTTTAGGTTTTTCATTTGATTTGACAGGAAAATTTGTGTTGGCTAGATACTTCCGCTTTTCGGATCCTCGCCTATTATTGTATTCTGTATAAAAGTGTTCTTGTGACAACTTGGGAGGAAGCTTTTCTGTGCTTCCAGGGTTGTGTCGATCCATTTGTTCAGAATAGAAAGGATTGGTCAGATACTGTTTTTTTCTGCTTAACTTAGTGCCTGCTGTTTTTTTACAAAACTCCCTAGCAAAATATCCCATCTTTAAACCTTCTGGTAAAAAGAATCCGCCGGTCGCATCAAAAAGCTCTCTATTAATCATAGTAGAACCTAGGCCTGTGCTTTGTCTAAAGTACGTGTGGTCATTTATCACTTTAAGTTGAGTATCGTTTGGATTTATTGGAAAATTGAAAAAGGTGACTAATCCGCAATCTTGTTTCTCTTTTAGTATTCTAAGACATGCGTGATCCCAGCCTCTATGAAACCACATGTCATCACAAGTCATCACAAAATACTCTGAAGAAGTTGCTCTTATTACTTTGTTAAAGGACTCAGCACTACCCAAATTTTCAGGATTTATTATGACTTCATCTATCTTCCCAAGATCTTTCATTTCAAGGAGCCATTCATTTGTTCCATCAGTAGAATTGTCGGATATCACAAACAATCTATAGTCTACTTTAGTAGAAGCAAGTATAGACCACACGCAAAGCTTTAAATATTCTAATCGGTTGTATGTAACCACACATATGTCTAGTTTTTTAGAATCCATTTTTATTTCTTTTTTTCAAGAACTGATCTGTTTTTTCCGTGTATCACCCACTTAGCATAACCAGTCGGAATAGTTATTACTGTGCTAGTTATTTCATACATCTGGATGTGCTTTCTTTCAAAAATGTGATTTTCTACTTTTTCTTGACATAAAGAAAGAAACATTGAGCACCTTTGATTACTATAAGGTTTAAGCTCAATCTCTTCTCCGGTTTGATACAATAGTTGTGTCGGTTGTGCCTGTATCAAAAAAGTCTTATGTCTTTTACGGTTTTGTAAGTAGAGCCTTTGTATTTCCTCAACGTAGTTAGGAGACATATAATCGTCACAGTCATGTCTAGTCTGAATATTGATATTATTTTTGATTAGATAAGAGTGACACTCAGGGTTACTAAAGAGTGGAGTGAATGGATAGTCTAATTCAGATTTCAATATGTCTAGTGTTTCAACATTTGTGAGAACTATCCACTCAAAAGCCTTTACTGTTTGAGACTTTAATGCAGGTATGAGTATCTCTTTGGTGATCTTTAAATATTCACCCATTAGAGAAAGGTCTGTAAAATTTATCCTAGTTACTATTGAATGTTTCATTGAATCTGACTTATTTTTGAAGTTACTCTATGGATAGGAATGCTCCAATCTATCATGTTTTTTATTCTTAGGTTTATCTGGGACCTTACATTAGAACGATAACCTGTTTCTGGATTTTGAGTCAGACTAGTTGAGTGAATTCTTCTGTAGAAAAGAGGGGCGTTTATTATTGTGTCGTGTATCTTATTGACGCTGCACCTTTTCATGAATTCAGTGTCTGCTCCACACGGCCAGTTTTGAAATCCTCCAATTCTATTGAATAGATTACGTGATATAAAGAAAACACCGTGTGAAGGTTTAGGATGAGGGGAGATCCTCTTAATTGGATCTTCTCCCTGATTAAAGTTGATGTATTTGAATCTAACTGGACTTGAATTTTTGTATTTTCTTAAGATTGATGAAATCATTGATGGAATCATGATATCGTCAGCGTCAAAGAAAAGTATGTGATCATGTTTTACCATTTCACTAAGAGTGTTTCGCATGACGTATGCACCCAAAGAACTATTAGAATAAAATACCCTAAGGTTAGGGTATTTGTTTTTTATTTGTTTAAGTCTTTTCAAAGTAGATTCACAGTTATCAATACCGATTAAAATTTCAAGTTCGGCTGATGTCGTCTGTCTTATTATTGAATCTAAACACTCTTCGATATAAGCTTCTGCTTTATATGCAGGTATTATTACTGAGACTTTAAAGTTTTTCTCAACGTCTGAGATAGAGACAGTAGACTTTATGTATTCTAGATTAGACGTCTTGGTTAAGACATTACGGTGCTCAACGCTTGCAGGTTTATTAGTAAATAACTTGACGTTTCTGGCCTTATGTAACCATAACTGGTTTATTTTTGTGTGCAATGGACTGTTTAGCATCTTTTCTTCAAAATGAAGGCATGCAAGTTCACTTAAATTGGCTTTAAGTTTTGTAAAATATCGATCTGAATAATTGGAAGAAGTTGATGCTTTAGATGCAGGTATGAATTGTATAGAAGACGCTTTCTTAAATTCAGTAGAGAACGCTAAGTCTATTTTTCTCTTTGAGAAAAAGGAATCTTCCATCATGAGAGAATTACAAATGTTAGTTAACATAGAAGACTTGTCTATGTTATCGGTCATGTAAAAAATAGAGGAGGAATCAGAATTCAATATTTGAGAGACTATTATTTCGCGTTCGCTTAACATGAATTCAACGCTAGAAAGAAAGAGTGACCTGTGTGACAAGTATAAAACATTCCCATCTATTAACAGAGCTCCTAACTTTAAACAGTCGATCAGACTCGAAAAAACTTCCTTGCTATTTGATTTAATTGAAGAGATCGCTCTTGCTATTATCCTATCGTCAGTAATGTTCAATACTTCGATTTGAGGATAAATCATTTTTATTTCAGATAGAGTCTTGGTTTTAATAGGAAGATCAGTAAATGTCAAAAGATAAACTGTTCCATTAAACCATTTATTGTGTTCTATAAAAGACTTTAAACTGACCTTAGTCAGCATTGAAGTATCTTCAGATAATTCTATAGTTACACTTATATCAGTTCGCATTAATCTTTAAAAAATCTTTTTCATGGTCGACATCGACTTTGTCCTCAATCTCCCAAAACAAGGTTTCGCTATCATAGAGATTGTTGTTTAGGTTATCTATGTTCCCAGGTCGTAACAAAACGATGAAGTGAGATAGCTCGAAGCAATCTAAATAGTCTTGACGACGATATAGATCGTGTTTTATGATTTGTTTACCTCTATGTCCAAGATCGTACATGCAGAGAAAAGGGTTGCTCTTTACCTTCTTTTTACAGAGAAGAGAGCTTACTGGCATTGCGGGTTCCATTATGAGGTAAAACGCAACAGCATCCATCAAGTCTATCCATCTTCTCTCAGGATAGGTGAGATACAGTACTGCTACTAGCTCGTTGTCGTCCACCTTCATTTCGCTTAAGGCATGAACGATCACCTCTTTCATTGAGGTCGTGTCTTGTGCTAAGTCTGCAGGTCGTTCTATACAATTAAAGCCAGAATTTTTGGCCATCTTAAGTATCTTAGTATCATCACTAGTCACGTAAACGTTTTCCCTAACTGCTACTGGAATAGACTGTACTGTATACTTAAAGAGTTTTCTGTTCTTGTGAGGAAAACCTTTAGATCCTTCCCTAGCTGGGATTATTATCTTCATAGCTCTTTAAATTTTTCTAGAGAGATCTTTGGAATCTCAATCTTACTGATGTCGCTTAGGTTATAGAGTGAAGTTCCTCTTTTGGCTAACTCGTTGACCATTACTTGATATGCTGAATTTAGACGCCTAAGGTAATTCGCCTTTATCAATGGATGAGAACCGTCGTCTCGATTGTAGAAGTGGCCATTTGTGAAGTCTACTCCAAGAAGACCTATATGCTTTGCTCCCATCTTGTAGGCTAGGCTTACTGCAACATATGGTGAGTTTAAAAAATGGTCTATTCTAGAATCGCTATCTAGGCTCTTTAGCTCTTTGGAACCAAGCTCAAAATGAACTAGGTTTGGGTGTCTCCAACCCTTGGTGCAAGTAAAAAGATACTTTGCACTAGAGTTTTGAACTAGCTCTTTTCGCTTACCGTAAAACCTGCCCGGATGGTCGGTGACTAACAGATAAGTAGGATCGAACATGGCGGGAACGTCATTGACACCTATCGTTATGTACTCTTCATGGTGGTTCCTAAGTTTTTCAAGGGATGTTCCACAACCGCACACGATGATCTTTTCTCCTTCGTGTATCTTCATGAAATCCTTAAGGTTCTTTACTAGTCCCATGTAGAACTTTTTTTTCTTATACAATATAATATAAAATAGTTTAGAAAAAAATCCCATTAAATGGATCACTATTCCACGTTAGGCTTAGGTCGAACCGCTTCAATAGATGAGATAAAAAAAGCATATAGAGTCCTAGCAAAGCAATGGCACCCTGACAAGAACAACGGAAGTAAGGAGGCCGAAGAAAAGTTTAAAAGGATCACTGACGCATATTCGATCTTATCGGATCCCGATAAAAAGAAAGCATACGACATAAGGACGAACCCAAATAAAAGAGACTTTAAGTTTAGCTTTGATGATTTCGTAAATGACTTTTCAGGAGATGGATTCAACGATTGGCGAAGAAGAAACAATGAAAGAGGAAAGAAGTCTCAAGGAAGAACTCATAATCCGCCAAACTTAGAACAGTTGGATGTAATAGTCGAAAGGGTGATAAGCGTACGCGAGGCTTTTACTGGAACCAAAGTAGAAGTAGCATTTTCTAGAAGAAAGATAAGCTATGAAGACAAGATCAAGTACTTTTTAGAAAATGAGGAAAAGACTGTTAGTTTCGAGTTCGACCTAAAGAAGACTTCGGTAACGATAAAGAAGGAGGGTTCAGAATACTGGACATCAGTTAGGCTAGGAAAGCTGGGTCACGAAGAAATGCACAGTGCACCCAACATTTGGGGAGAAATAGAAGCTGTTCCAGTAATGGGTGATGTGATAATTAAGATAAAGATAGAAATGGAAGAAGGAGTCTCCATTGAAGACAAGAACATCATTCATAAGTTAGAAGTCCCATTCGTTTCAGCGATAGTTGAAAACGAAAAGATTAGAGTAGAGGCGATAAACGGTAAAAAGTATGAAGCTAGCCTAAACTATCCTAAAAACCTTAGCAAGATAAAGTTTGTGGTCGCAGGTGAAGGTTTGGCCATCTCTAAGAGTGAACGTGGAGATTACATAGTAAAAATAGACGTTATCTTACCCCCAATAGAAGAAATGAACGATGAAAATAAATCCAAAATAAAGGAGTTATTTGAGTCGGTAAAAGAATAAAACTCAGAAAAATTGACAATAGCTTTAATAAATAATAAAAAATTTTTAGGCTTTGTCAAACTCAAATTCAAAGAACAATGATTGGCTACTTATAGTAGAGAACGTTGGGCAGAAATTACAAGTTCAAAACGCTGCACCAGGTTCAACTGTACTAGAAGGAGTTTGTGCCATCTTTGGCCAAATGAACAACAATCGTAGAGTTTACGAGAAAGAAGAATATCTTCCTCACCTAACCTACCTTAACGAAAAGATCTCCAAAAGACAATTAGTAGGAGAGCTTGATCACCCACAAAACTTTGAAGTTTCACTAAAGAGTGCTTCTCACATAATTGAAGCTTTAAACTACGACGGTGGAAGCAAGGTAAACATCAGACTTAGAATCTTAGAAAACACGCCAAACGGTAGAATAGCAAAAGCTCTTATCGATGGTGGAGTTCAGCTTTCAGTTTCTTCAAGAGCGGCTGGACAAGTTAATGAGAGCGGTAAGGTACACCTACAGAGAATCTTTACTTACGACTTGGTCGGAGAACCTGGATTCACAGAAGCTGTGCTTAGTTCAGTTAAATCAGGAGTGAACGAATCACTTAAGCATAATTTTTCAATGGTGACTGAGAGCTACAACGCATTAAAGGAAAGCTCAATAGTTAGCGCAAACCAGCTAGTAGACATATCGGAAAGTTTAAACTTTGCGAATAATTACAAAGTCTACAAGATAAATAATTTAGAAAATGGCTCAGGAATATCATTCCAAGAAGCAATTAAGACGCAAAAAAATAACGAAAGCATGTCTAATTTTGTAACACAAGAACAAATGAACCAATATTCAGAGGTTCTTAAATCACAGTTCAGTGGTCTTAAGCAAGAGTTGAAGAAACATAAATCTATTCTTGAGTCGACTGATAATGGTGGATCTGATTCTCAACTTGTAGGTTTTGTTAACTACTTGGCTGAGCAACTAGAAGGAGTCGTAAACTACGCTGACTACTTATCAAACAAATTGAACGAATCTATTAGATACTCTGAGCATGTGGCTGAGACTACTAATCACGGTATCGAATACTCTAGCTACCTTGGTAAAAAATTGAACGAATCAATCAACCATCAAGATTACTTAGCTGAGAAGTTAAACGATAACATCAATTACTCTGAGTACTTGAAAGAAAACTTAAACAGCTCTATCAAGACTTTAAATAACTCTGTAAAATACCAAAACTATTTAGCAGAAGAATTAGACAAAGGATTACAATACTCTGAGTACATCGGACAAGGAGCAAATCGCATGATCGAATTTGCTGAATACCTTGGAGAAAACATCAATGCTAACCGCGATTACGCACAGTATATTGCTGAAAGGCTTGATCAAAACATCGGATACTCTGAATACATCGCTGAATCTCTTAACGGAGGAACAGTAGTAGGTGGAAGAAGCGTTCTTGGTGGAGTTGCTGGATTAAACGAGTCTACTTCAATCGATAACCTAATCTCTAAAGTAGATGCAGTTATCACTGAAGTCAACAGTTCTTCAGCTAAGGCTGTTCTTGAAGGTAAATATCCTTTCTTAAAGGTTATGAGCGAAAACAACAAGAAGTCTTTCCACGGTCTAGACACAGACAGCAAACAAGCAATCGTTGAAGCTCTTAACGGTTCCCTATGGTTCAATGAGAACGATGTATTAGGAATCATGGAAGCAGTTCTTAATCACAAAAACGAAAACGTTCCTAACTATGTTAGATTCATGCCAGTTGATTACAAGTCACTATGGTCTGAAATGAACGAGAGCGAAAAGAACAGAATCCACGCTAAAGCTCAACTTTACACAGTAAACACTCCTTACCAAGCCAAAGCGTTTTGGGACGAAATGGACCTAAGAGGAGTACAATACAGAATTGAAGAAGGTAAACAACAAAATAAATTGCAACAACTCAACGAAAGCCAAAGTACAGAAGGTATGATGCCTGTTAATCAGGTAGTTGAGATGCAGAGAGGTTACTCTCATAGTTATCTAGAAAATCTACAGAGATCTGCAGATCTTCGAAAATAACAAAAACTAAAAAAAATCATTTTAACAAATGGCACGTACAAAAATTTTCAGACGTTCAAGCGACAATCGTTTGACAAACACCTGGAAGCCGATTTTGGAAGGATATGGTGCAGACGTTGCAAAGACTCCATGGTTAGCTGAGTATGCTCACAACCACGCGATCTTTGATAACGCTACTCCATTGTTCGAACAAACTGCTCCTGGCGTATTTTTACAAACTCCTGGATCTCTTGGTGGATTCATGGGTAACCCAGTAGCTCCTACAGCTTCTCAAACTCCATTTACTGGTGGTGCAAAGAACTCTTACTCTGACTCTGGTTCAGGTGATAAGTTCCCATCTTTGTTACCAGTAGCGATTCAAGTTGCTGCTAAAACTATTGGTTTTGACCTAGTTCCTGTAATCCCTATGGATTCTCCAGTTGGATTCCTTCCATACTTGGATTATCTATATGCAGGTGGTAGAACTGGTGCTGGTGACTTTGATCCTTATTTAGTTAAGATCGAAGGTGCATACGCAGACGATTTCCCTACTGCAACTCCTGGTGATGCAATCACAGTGAGTGGTTCTGGTGCTGGTGACTTTACACTTCACTTCGTAGGTTACTCTCGCGTAGACGGTCAATTGATCGCTAAGGTAGTATCAGATGCTGGTACAAACACCCTTGCTAATTCAATCGTAGGTAACACAGTTACAATCGGAGGTAACGCTTCAGGTGCTACTACTGGTGTTGCATTAGTTTCTGCTTTAGAAAACCATATCTCTGGTTTCACTTCAGTTTCAGATGCTGACTATGCAGGTACTGACTTTAGCGGTTCATACCTTCCTACTACTGGTACTGTTCCTAACGGAATGTCTCGTGAGGCTGGTGAGAACTCTAAGTTCCGTCAAATGGGTCTAAGAATGTTCACTAAGTTTGTTGAAGCTAGAACTGACCAAGTTTCTATCTCAGCAACAGTTGAGCAGATCCAAGACTTGAACAGAGTATGGAACTACGACGTTATCTCTATGTTAGAGAACGTTGCAGTAAACGATCTTGCTCAATCTATCAACAAGCAACTTGTTGACCGTGTATTCCAAATGGCTGATGTTCACAATGCTGAGATCGACCTAGTTGAAGGTGCTGGAATCACAACTCTTGACCTTTCTACAGGTACAGGAGGTTTCGAAAACGTTTCTACATTGCAACGTAGATTAGTTACTAAAGTTCTTGAACTTGCTAACTTGATCTACCACAGAGGACGTTTCGGAGCTGGTACTTTCATGGTAACTAACGGACGCCTTGCTTCTGCATTGGCTGATGTTGCTGGTTACTCAATCGCACAAGTTCCAACTGATATGACTGGTGTTGCTGGAAACCTTTACCCTGCTGGTAAAGTTTACGGTGTACAAGTTTATGTTGACCCTAACTTATCTTGGGGAGATACTAGACTTGCTATCGGTCGTAAAGGTGCTGACGAAGAGCCTGGAGTTAAATTCATGCCGTACATCATGGCTGAATCTCTTCAGACTATCGCAGAGGGTACATTCTCTCCAAAAATCGGTATGAAATCTCGTTACGCGATTACTGAAGCTGGATGGCACCCTGAAACACAGTATGTTAACATGGATATCCAAGGTGATATCGCAGTTCTTACTGGTGGTGTTGCACCTGCAAACTTTAGCTAGTATTAAACTAACTATAAAGGAAAAAGGAACCTTCGGGTTCCTTTTTCTTGTTTATAGGGATAAATAAATAAAACGAACAAAGATGAATAAAGAACAAGTAATCGGAATAGTAAGACACTGCTTAACTTTTATAGGCGGTCTCTTAATCATGAAAGGAATCGTTGATGAATCTACTTCAAACGAAGTTATTGGTGGAATAATTACCTTGGTTGGTACCATCTGGTCAATTGTTGAAAAAAACAAAGCATAAGGAATAATGGCAACATTTGCATCAGCCTTTTTAGGCATACTTTCGCAACTAAAGGTCTTACACTGGCAGACCAAATCATATGCAAAACACGTTGCATACGGAGAAGCGTATGAGGTTCTAGACGGCCTAGTAGATAGCTTTACTGAGATCTATATGGGAAAATACGGTAGAGTAATCATCGAACAGGACGATTCTATTAACTTAGTAAACATCGGTGAGATGGACCAAGACGAGTTCTTAGGAGTAATTTGTGAGTTCTTATTGTCTCTAGACAATCAATTAGATTCTAATAAGGATACTGACTTATTAAACCTGCGTGACGAGATGTTAGCAGAAATCAACAAGCTTAAATATCTATTGACTCTACAATAGAATCTATTTCCAGTCAATCTTTAGAACTAAAGCCTATCGTTTTTTCGTTAGGCTTTTTTATTTTAGGTTTGACCTTCATGCCTTCAAGCAAGGCAATCGCCTCATCGAACGTCTTATCTAATAGGAATACTGATATGACTAGTTCTTTTAGGTGGGATAGGGACATGTCCTCTGTTCTCTTTATCCAACGAACCACGTCTATATCTTCTATCTTTTTTCCTAGTTTTGCTCTTAGGTATGCCTCCCTGATCTCAGAATTAGGCATGTCAACCTGATATCTACGGTCAAATCTAGACGGACGATTAGAGATACGTTCTTCTAGTTTTTCTGGATAATTGGTCGTAGCGATGTAGACAACGTTTTCTATCTGCTTAACTCCGTCTAAAATATTTAGCAATTGGCTGGTTGCATACTTGCCTTCTCCGGCAATTGCTTCCAAGTCTTCAAGGATTACTACGATCGGCCTAGTCGGCTCGATGCTTCTAAACAAGGGCATGAAATCGATAAAGTAATCTACTGAATCTTCGTCCTTGATGTTTATCACAAGTCCTCCAAGCTGAATGATTTGCTTAACGCAGAGCTGTATGATTCCAGACTTACCGCAACCCGGCTCGCCATATAGAAGAATACCTCTCTTGTGAACGAACTTATAATTGCTATAGAGTTCTTTGCTTTCCCAAAATCGGTTGATGTCAGAAAGGATCTCTTGGATCTCAGCAGAAGGTAACTCATACAGTTCATCGGTCTTAAATGGAAGACGTTTTAAGATGACTTGATTTACGTCCCTATTGTAGACAGGTTCGTATAGGCCTGAAGGAACTGATGCTATCGTTGCGTGGGCAGGACAATATTCACCGTCAGACAAGGGTCTCCAACAGGAAACCTTTTTTGTATCATCAACTTCGTTTGGTTTTGAAGCATTCCCTTCAAGCATGATGTCTAAGTTACTTAGTTCTTCGGCTATATCGATTCGTGTTTTAATCGCTTTATTTTTTCCCATCATCTCTTGTTTCTAGACTTCTTTTTTCTTTTAGACTCAATCGCTGTCGATTCTGCTAATATTTCATATCTTTGATGATAGACTGTTAAGTCGTCTACGAGTATTGGAGTGACCTTTTTTCCATGGTAGTATGGATCATAGATCCAAGACCGATAGATGTTTTTACCAGTAGGATCGTTCTTGATGTAAACTGTGTCTCTCTCTAAGTTAGAAACAACTAGGTCATTACTAACAAAGTTTGCTTGAGCAAAGGCTAATCCTGAAGATAAAAAAAGTACTAATAACGTGATTTTCATTTTGTATGTTTTATGCTAGTTATACTTGGAAGAAATTAAAAAGTTTTATTCAAGGCCTTTTTTAGCTCTAAAAGATCACTTTTATACATTTGAATGGGCTCAATGCTTCTAATTTTCTCTAACTCTGCTTCCTTACCTTCTAACTGGTTTAGCAACTCTTGAAACTTTTCTAGAGTCAAGGTATGGATTGCCATGTTTAGTAAGTAATTGTAAGAACCATCTACTTGATCAAAATCAGCAGTCTCTAAGTAAAGTATGATTTGACTCTTAGGAACGTTGTTTACCACTAGTTCCCCATCGATTATTGCCTTAATGAAACGTGCTCTATTTGATAACACCAAGAGTTCTGACTCTAGCTTGTTTATTATGTGAGCCTTTCTTTTTGAGTAATAGCTCAATCTAAAGTCAACGAAATACTCGATTATCTCTTTGGCTGTGGTAAATATCTTAAGTTGGCCGTTTTCATCAAGAACGGTAAAGTTTTCAGTCTGTTTTTCTTCCATCTTTAGAAGTCGTTCTAGCTTGACTGAATCTTTGATGGTCTTTAGGTCTTCCCTTCTAAACTTTATGGTGTAGTTGATGTTAGACTTACAGTTGTTTTCGTATGCTGCAATGCTGCGTTTTTCCTCAATGTTGATCAGATGCTGGTCAAACTTCTCATAAGTGACGGATGGAGGTAATTCAGAAACAGCAACAGTTGATGTGTTTTTTATCTCATACTTACCTCTAAATATCCAAGAAAGGTGAGAGTCTGGTGATTGGATACACTCTCCATTAAATTCTAGATACCATGGAGAAGGGTCTTCAAACCTTTTACCCTCAAGCTTCTTTAGACAAGCATCAATTAGGTTGATTGGGTTTCGGTTTAGGATGTTTGTCGCAAAGCCTACAGCGATTCCACTTCCTCCGTTTAGGAGAACAGTTGGAATTATGGGTAAGAAGAACATGGGTTCTATTTCATTACCTTCCTCGTGTCTAGACTCTAACAGTTCAAAGTCCTTGTAAAGCAGTCTAAAGTTGGGATGTAGCTTGGTGGATATGTATCGAGGAGCACCTGCTTCTGGAGAACGTAAGGAACCGAACTGTCCTATTGAATCTAACACAGGCATTGAATTTTTAAACTTTTGTGCCATAGTAATTATAGCGCCGTTTAGAGATCCGTCACCGTGATGATAGTGAGCATCTGAGGCAACCTTTCCTGCGAGTTGGAATATCTTCAATGGCTTCTCATTTCCAGTCCTCCAGACCCTATTTGCGACGAATATTATCTTTCTTTGAGTAGGCTTAAAGCCGTCTATCACTGAAGGGATTGCTCTTTCTTCAACGACGTATTTTGCGTATTCTTTATAGTCAGTATCTAAGTATTGAGTTATAGTCTTTACTTCTGGTCGCATTTAAAATATTTGTTAGTTTTTAAGTAATCGAAGAGCTCGTCAACGTTTGCTATTATTTCTACCTCTTCCTCATCAGTTGTAGAATAGGCCTTTATGTCTTCTCTACCGATTCCATCATTGATTGCCCCTTTTTCATACATAAACCAATTATACCAATCTAGGCCATCAGTAGTAAGTATTTGTGATAATAAAAGGTTGGAAATCTCGTTACCAGTATCAGTAAAGTCTAGTAGGTCTATTCCGACTTCGAACGCAGCGTCGATTTTTTTGGAGCGCATCACCGACAGCTCAATTAGTTTTTTGAAGTCTGAAAGAATCATAAATTTAGGTTATTTTTTATGTTCTACTCTGAAATCATAAAAAAGTTCTAACTAACCACCAAACTATGGAAACGATGCCTATTATTCCGATCAGCCAAATCGCTATAAACTTTGGAGCACGTTGGTGTTCGTTGTAATACTTCATTCATCTTCATTATTTGCTAAGATCCTCTCCTTTCTAGGTTTAGAATCTCCTCCGAACCAGGCCTGTAGTGATTCTTTATAGTCTTTGTCGTTCTTTAGCTGTACTAAGTATGGATTCTTGATTATCTCTTCGTATTCGCTATCCTCTAACGCAGCAAGTCCCTTTTTGTATTCTATTTCCCAAGAGCTTACTTGGTTCTTTTTACTCCACTTTTCAAACTCATCGTTTGTGTAAAAATTAAGTGCCTTCGTGCCTTTTTTGGCAACAACTAACGGAGTCATCACCTTATAGACTCTACCCTGATCAAAGAGCTCAGGCCAATACCTATCGAAGAAGTTTATGAGAAGAGAAGCGATCGAATTACCGTCTGGATCAGCATCTGTGTAGATATAGATCCTTCCATATCGTAAACTGTTTGGTTCTTCGCCTAGTTTCAAGCCTAGTGAAGCCATTAACTGAACGGCCTCATCGTTTTTGATGATTTCGGAGCTTTTCATCTCACTAACGTTGATAAACTTACCCTTTAGTGGAAAAGCACCAACCGTTTGTGTGTCTCTAAACTTACGAACTGCAGAAAGAGCAGAAAGACCTTCATATATTCCTAAAACACAGACTCCGCGATCGCCCTTTCGTTGGGCATCGATTAGTTTGGGAATCTTGGTCTTGTCTAGGTTACTATTTAGCTTTCTAAGCTCAGCTCGTTCTTGGGCTAGGGCTTTTTTCTCAACCCAGTCTAAGACTGACTGAATTATTTCGGACTTGAACACAAGTTTGGCTAACTTATCAGTAACCTCATGTCTAGTGCCGAAATCTTTTACTTCAGTTATCAGTTTTTCTTTTGTCTGTGAGCTAAAGAAGGAATTTATGATGGTAGAATCGATAAAGACATAGAGATGGTTACGAATATCGCTAGGTTTTACCTCAACTCTGTGCTTTTTCTTAATCATCTCTCTTAGCTGAGCTATGAGTTGATTTGTGATGTATTCTACGTGAGTTCCGCCATCTTTAGTGTGAACAGAATTGACGAAACTTACGTTTTGAAAGCCATTTTCTGACTTAGCAAAACCTATCTTCCAGTTTTTAGTCTCTTCAAAGAAGTACTCATCTGCATAAAGCTTGATGTATTCATCAAAGCTCTTAAACTTAAGCACAAAGTCCTTTTTTTGACCGTCTTTTATCTTGGTCAGCTTTAAGGTAAGTCTATTGTTACATGCGACTAGGTCTAAGCATCTCTTAAAGAGTATTTGAAACGATTTTTCATCGATTTTCTTCATCTTGAATCTTTCTAGGTCTGGAAAGAACTCGATTTCAGTAAATCCTCTTTTTGCAGGATTGATCTTAGCAGTAGACCGTTTGCTCATGTTATTTGTGAAGGTCTGTTCAAATCGATTGGTGCCGTCACAGGTAGATATTGAGAAAGTCTTGCTAAATATGTTAGTTAATGTGGAACCGACACCGTTTGTTCCAGCAACCGTTCGTTGCTCAGTGTCATCGAAGTTTGAACCGGCCTTTAGGTTAGAGAAAATCATTTCTGGAATCCATTCTTTGTGGACTGGGTGCTTCTCTACTGGGATACCACCATTGTCCCAAACGATTATTCCATTTGTGTCTAGGTTTATTGTGACTCTGATCTCGTTTAACTTGGGATTTCTTCTGTGTTCATCCACTGAGTTTGAAACGATCTCATCAAAGATCTTAATGAATCCTGGATTGTAGTGAACTTCTTCAATCGTCACCTTTTCGCCATCATATAGGTATTGATCACCAGTATGAATCGCAACAGATCCAATATACATGGACGGTCTAAGAAGAACGTGTTCTGTGTCTGTTAGTTTTTGATACTTGCTTTCTATTGATTTTTTAGCCATTACTTTTTCGCTAATTTTTTTATCTTTAGTGCCTCTTTAAAATAGGTAGGAACGTCAGTGGTCTGTAGGATCTGATCAAAACATTCGTCAAGAATGTAGGTCTCTGCCCAATCTTCCTCGTTTCTTATTGATCTACCATAAGCCTGTAAAATGTCGATCAGGGCCTTCCAATTGTACCATTCTGGACGAGTTTCAAGCCTCTTTTTTATCTTTTTACTCATGAGGTTCGGAAAAGGAACCTTAAGAATCACTTGGAACCTAGAAAAATCGTCCTTTAAGTCTATTCCATTAATCATAGACGGTGAGACCAGCACTGTGCTTTTTTCAGACTTTAGGTGTTTTTCTAAAGAAGCTTCCCTAGTGGAAGAATCGTGGAATATCAACCTAGCATCTTCAATTGAGGACTTTATCCAGTTACTGAATTCATAGGTAGACGTGTGTATTATTCCTTTCACCTGATAATTTTTCTTAAGAATCACGTCTATGATTGGAACTGCTCTACTGAAGGTGTCCTTCTTATTGTAATAAGACATCTTGCCGAATTTTGCATAGATGACTGGTCTTTTCTCAGGTTTAAAAGGGCAAGGAAGGCTTAGATAACTAACGTCTTCGCCTTCTATTCCCATAATAAAAGAGAAAAGGTCCCGATCAAGAATGGTACCGGACATCATAATCACGTGATCATACTCTCTCCAAAATAGATCATTTAGATATATGTTTCCCCAAATAGGTTCCGCTAGGATCCTTATTTTACCAAACTGATCGAGATCCTTTTCAAAGATCCAATTGCTCTCGTAGTTTTCTTTATCTTTTACGAATCTGCCGAACTTACAAAGAGCCTTATCGGCATGGTCTGCCTTTCTTAGTAGTTCAAGCTTCTTCTTTTTGTTTCTTATCTCCTTTGCCTCAGTTATGAGTTCCTCAGCCCTATCTCCCAACAAAGGAATTAGGACATCAGCGACATACTCAGATAACTCGTTAAGAGAAGTTATGTTTTCTAGGTCTTTCTCCATCCAGTCTCTCCATATCTCAAGAAGCTTTAAAGAACGTTCTGAGTATACTGATGAGATGAAATCACAAAAGGTCTCTTCAAAAGAGTGAGCCTCATCTATTATCAAGAGCCTAGACTTACGTTCAGCCAACATGTCTGGCGAATACATTGAATATGCCGTGATCAGGTGAAAGTTTGTGATGCTAAGTGGGCTACGTAAGAATCTACCTTGAGCTACCTTATATGGACAAGCGGTGCAGCTTGATTTGGCTGCTTGATTCAATACTGTTGCTTCTCCACAATTCATGCTGTGTGTCCTACACCAATAATTACTTTTGCCTTTAAGGTTAGCTGCAAACGGAAAGTCTCTTATGTATTGTTCTTGCAGTAATTTCGTGTTTGTTAAGATATCGATCTTTGCCTTTTTAGCAAACCCATTACGATACCATTCAGAGATCATGACAGCTGCGTATGATTTACCTACACCAGTCGGTGCATCGATCATTATGAACTTCTTACCGGAATCTATTTCGTTTTTTACGAATTCCAGTATTTGAGCCTGTTGTTCTCTAGGTTCAAACTCAAGTTCAATCTCTGCGCTATTTGCCATCTATATCTTTTCTATGATCGTTTTAAGATCAACTGCAACTTCATCTTCAATGGGTTGAGTCTTTCCCTCTTTTTGTCTTTTTAGTATTGACTTTAAAGTCGTTTCACAACATACTTTCACTATCTCCTCTTCCCTCTTACTAAACTTTGGTTTTAGAAATCTAAATCGCATCTTGTTTAATTTAATTCTTTCTATAGAACTAAGAGATCGGCTTTTGGTTTTAATTGGCTATCGTGATACCAAATGGCTCGCCCAGTCCCATCTATCTTTTTTTGAGACTTTCCATAACATTGGATCCACTGCCCAAAACTAAACCTTGGAATCTTAAATGGACTCTCCCAATCCTTTAACTGGCCTCCACCTAATTGATAGGCTTCTAGAGGAAGTCTTTTACATAATTCGGTGATCAATGGATTTTTAGTTAAGGCCTTTCTAGCTTCCTCAAATGGATCTTGAGAGGCACGATATAGTATCTCTGCCCTAAGATAGTTGCCTATTCCATTGAAATATCTTTGGTCTAGTAACACTTCACATATTGGTTTTGAAAATGCGGATCTTTTCAAGTTATCACTAATGTTCTCTAAAAAAGAATCATGCTCTTCTACAGGACAAGGCCCTCTGTTTTGAGACCAACTTTCAACTACCTTCCATTTTGCGAATCTACGTACATCGACTAGACACAACGATGAGAATCCAATTGCATTAAACTTAACGTGCGTGTGTTTTGGAGGCTCTTCACCCGCATTAATCCACTTCCAGTGACCTGACATTCCCATAGAGAAGCTCATCTTCATAAAGATTTCTCCTTGAATGATGGAAAGAAGCAGTTCTTTTCCTCTGGCTTCCGCAGATATTCGAAATACCTGAAGGTCTGAAGGTTGAACTATTCCTAGCTTCCTAGCAACTGCACTTTCAGAAAAAGAAATGCTAGTAAAGTCTTTGTTATCGCAGACATCATTTATATAGTCTGACATTATTCGTATTTCTGCTAATTCCGGCATAACATAAGAATACTAAAAATTCTTTAACACTTAAACTTTTAATTACAGGAAAAAAGCTTAGATTAAAAGATAAATAATAAAAAAATTAAGATACAATGGCAAATCCAGTTATGAATTACAATCAGTTCATGGCAGCTTTCAAAAGAGCAGAGTCTGGTTATAGAGGTAAAGCTAACGTTGCAGCTCATGACAAAAACGGTTCTGCAAAACTTAATCAAGGTTTAGTTGAAGGTCCTGTAAAAGGAAAAGGTACTCCTCACATCGATAAGTACACTAAATCTTACATGGCAACTGCTAAGAAGAAGAATATCGTAGGTAAATAATTTAACCTTAAATGAAAAGAGCAATCGAAAGATTTGAACAATACGCTCTATTTGAAAAGAAGGGCGATCTCAAAAAGCTAGTCGGAAAAGACGAAGACGAAGAGTTGACGGTGAACGACGCCAAGCGATTGGGTGTTAAGATTGCTAACATGGATGGTGAAGACAAGAAAAAATACGTCGGAATCATTAACTTCTTAGGAGCTTCGTGTAACATCTATAACGAGATCTGGAAGAATTATAGAAGAACCCGAGACAGAAAAGAACGAAATGCATAAGCTATTTGAAAATTCTTATGACGACGCCTCAGAAATAAAAGACGGCGGCTTTGTTTTTCAAGCGATCTTAAGTTATGACATGAGATGGTCAATAGTTGACGGCGAAGCTAAATATGATCAACGTTGGGTAGAAGGAAAGCTACATCAAGTAGACGTTTATCCAGACCTAAAATTCATGGAGGGTTATGCTACCCTAAATTACGTAGTACTTAGTGAAGTCAATCTATTCAAGAGAAAGTTAGATCTTGCTACTGAATACATTAAGATGGCTTTTTCTAAGGGCTACGCTGATGAGATAAACGGAATAGCGTCTACTCAAAAAGACCCTATCGGAGGCGGAATTCCTGACATAGTTCCACCAGAAGAAGATGAACTAGCTAACATCGATTTTACTGAAGCTTTAAGAAAGGCTGAAGAAGCAAAGAACAAGAACAAGCCGAGCGAAGATTCAACAGTGGCTGGTGAAATTGGCCAAGGACAAAAACAGATAGCTTTACCTGGAGCCAAGAATGAAGCTGACTCTTCAAACCTACCGGCGACTACTGGAGGTTCTCAACAACTAACGACCACTGGAGGTTCTCAACAACTAATGACGACTGATGGAGAATCCCAAAACACTGAAGAAACTGCAGAAGAGGAAGAAAAACCGCCTGTAGTACAGGAGAATCCTAATCCAGAGCCAGTTAACGTTCCACCTACTTCAGAAGAAAGAAAGGCGATAAACGACAAATACTTTAAAGGAACTACTATACAGATACGATTCGAAGCAAAAAGAGTCGTTCTTAGGGAGATATCAACAAGTAGTGTAGACTCAGGAAGACCTACGTGTACCTTAAAGCTTTCTACTGGAATGGTAGATACTTTAGACGGACAGCCCATAAATTCTTGGAATGGATTTAAGATCTATGCAAGCGGTGCTCCGTTTGATGGAATGGCGATAGACAACGAAACTGTTCCACCTATCTCGAAGGCAATGATGTATGATCCTATCGATAACGCAAATGACTTGATATTTAGAACATTATTACCTTCTCTTTATCTTGAATTCTCAGGAGACTCTGCAAAGATCGATACTTACAATAACAGATCAGCGCAAGTAGGATTTAAAACAGAAATTGATTTTGACGAAATATTCAAGGAAAAAGGATCGACTCCTGTAATTGAACCAGAAGAAGGAGAAGAGGAAAGCGGTGAAGCTGAATCAGACGAAGAGACTTCTACTGAAATTGCAAAAGCAATTCCTCCTAGCGAAAAAACAAAAGGTGGATAATTCACTGGAAAGAAAAATAAATAACTAAAAATAATCTACACAAAATGGCAGGTTTACCGTATTGGACAAACTCGACGGCAGCGGTTAATTACTATGAACCGATCTACCAAAACCAATTTGAAGTAATTCTTACGCCTCCACCGGTAGTCAGTGGACCAAACGTTGCTTTACTCGTTGAACACGTAACTAAGATATCGGGTCTACCTGATGTTAATTCGGCAGGTCAGTTAGTTGATCAAGAGTACAAGTTCGCAAAGCGTAGCTTTGCTGCATCGGTTCCAGACACTACTACAGCGGACATTGACATTAGCTTTACTGTCAACTTGAATGAGGAGAATGACGCATACGTTTACAACATCTTAAGAGCTTGGAACGATATAGTTTACAATCCACAAAGCGGTGCCCAAGGTCTTAAAAGAAATTACGTAGGTGAATGTGCAGTAGTTATCTTTAACAAGGCTGGTGAGATCTTTAGAGAGTTTAAGTTTCCATCAATCATTCCAAACGGTGGACTTAAGTCAATGGAGCTGGACTACACAGCGACTGGAATATATGAACTTAGTATGAAGTATAGAGCCGATTACTGGATCGAAACTAGAATCGGACAAATAAACGTATAAGAATATGGAAATGTTCAACACACACAGAAGAGACTTATTGGGATTTGAAGATTACATGGACCTTAAGAAGCCTGGCTTCGGAGGACCTAAATCAGCTATTCCTTCAAGAGATGCTAAGGGTAAGTCAATAGATAAGAGCCCTAAGCTTGCTCAATATCGCAGAACTGTTGAACGCGATCCTGCATTCTCACATAAAGTATGGGACTCTACATATAAGGCAATGACTCATGACTTGGTGTACAAACAAGAAGGTAAAAAACCTTTTACTTATCCTGATCCATACTTGACTGCATATCCAACGGTTGAGGTTGGAGAAATAGACGAAAACACGAACGTTGTTTCTTTTAGTCGTTTTGTAAACGAAAACGATGAACCAGAAGAAGGATTCATGCCTGAAGACTATCCAGAAGACACTTATCCGGAAGGAACGGATGAAACTGATTATCCTACCCCATACGATGATAAAGGATTACCTTTAGCTACATCTGATATTAAGGAAATTGAAGCTAGATTAAGAGGATATGAAGGTTCTGGTAGAACAGGATCTGAAGAGTCTGATGAGTATGGTCTAAATCCAACTGATGCTGAAAATCCACTAGGATTAACTAAAGAAGAAATGGATAAGTTTTTAGCTGACTTAAATCGCTAATCTTCTTTTATTAAGTTCAAGATCGCTATCTTAGGATGAGAGATTATCTCTTCATCTTCTTCTAAGTCTTTTGATGGAATCATTAGATAATCAAATTCTATTTCCTGGTATTCCTCGTTAAT